TTCGGGCCTAACTTGACTGAAGATCTTTCAGTTTCCTTAGGAGGAGCATCAACTTGGCTATAGTTTCGAAAGACAGACGCGGAGGTGGCTATGCTACCGGTACCATTCAATATGGTGACGGCGGAACGGCGACCCCAACGTATGACCGTAGGGATTCCCTTTATTCAAAGGGCCACTACAATTCGTTGTCTATAGTTAAGTATGATATCCAGGGTTCTCGTATCCTCGGCTCAAACATGGCATGGGATGGTCTAAATACTTTTGACTATCCCAGTTCATTTTGGGGCGAGAGTTGGCCAACAGTGCCAACGCCTCCACTCAGTAGTTTGGCTACAGCTTCTTTAGCTCAGTCAAACCCTAACCTATCGGACTTTTCTTTGCCCAATATGGTTTTTGAGTTACGTGAACTTCCTGGTCTTGTTAAGCAATTCGGCGATGTCGCTATTTCTTTCATTCGAAAGAACGTATCGGCAAAGACGTTTGCATCTGCCAATCTTGCACTTCAATTCGGGGTCTCCCCCATGGTACAAGATGCTATGAAGCTATCTTCGTTGACTAACTCGGTTAATAACCGACTGCAAACTATGCAGAATCTTCGAAAATATGGTAGAATTAACAAGAAGAAGAGACTTGGAGTCTATAAACGAGACGGGACCTATTGGAAGGTCTTCGAATCGAATAGAACGTGGATAGCAGGCTCAATAAGCTTTGCTTCCACTGCGGAGATTTGGGGCATATCTGAATGGATGATAAATCCATCCCAGAAATCACCTCTCTTCACCGACAATTCAAGTCTTATCCGTGAGTTCGCAGATGCTGTTAACTTAGGTGGTTCGAATGCTAACGATAGGATCAATGCCTATCGAGCCGCAACCGGCACCCTTCGTTACTCTATCTCCGATCTCTGGAATATAATACCCTGGTCTTGGGCCGTCGACTACTTCGCTAATATCGGACAATTGGCCGATGCAAACGATAATAGTCTTGGGCTTATCCCCGTCAACCTGGCCGTCTGTAACCTACAGACGTTCACGATGTCGCACCCGCGGATCGCGGGCAGTGGAGCAAGTTATCTGACTGCGGGAAATTCCCTAGTCACTAATAAAACTCGCACACCAGTTAGTATTACTTCTGCTCAGAAGAATTTCCGAGTGTTTGAGAGGTTCTTAACTCCCAATCAAGTCGGCATTCTTACTTCCCTTGCGATTGTCAAAAACAAATCGTCAAGGAATCCTAATCCCTATATGGGTTGGGCTAACTCAGCCTTATCCAGATTATAACAACCCGGTTTAAGCGCCTTAATTGTTGCTTACTCCAACACACAAAGGAAAATACATGTTCGCTGATCCTCTAGTAGTAGCCAATACGGCTACGTCCCTTTCGCTCCCACGTGTGGACGCTGGTCAAAAGACCGGCAAATTCATGGCCGTAGTTCCCGGTACATCCACCGATGAGATGAATGTCCGAAACTCGGAGTACTATTCCAAAACGGAAAAACGTACTATGAATCGACATAACGTCGAACTCATCCGTACCACCACAATCGCGGCGACGACGATTGCACCTGAATCTTCTAAGAAGGTAAAGGCGTACTTCGTCATCGAACACGATTCGCGGGCGACTCTAACTGAAATTCAGTTAGTTGCGGACCAACTAGCTAACTTCTTCATCGCTGCCAAGAATCCTGGATTTGTCCAGAAACTTGTCAATAATGAAGGCTAGATGATCTAGAAGGAATCAGCATCCTGATTAGGTTCTCTTATGAGTCTTAATGAAAAGCACGGAATAACCGAACTTTCCTTTCTGACACAATGCTACATAGCGGTCTTTCACGACTGCTATGCGGCACTTCATAACGAGATACCAGGACGTATTTGGAAAAAGGACTTCAGTCAGTTTTCTAAGTTTGTTCGCTCACGAGGCCTTGGTTATTTATGCCAAGACCTACCTCAACTCGATACCATTCTTTTGAATGGTTTGAGTAGTGGCAAAGTTGTTTTCACAAGACCAATGTTTGGTCGAGCCCACAAGCCTTCATTTCTGAAGGGATTGTGGCAACGCATCTTTGACGTGAATGGTGTCTTACTCAGTAATGCTGATCCAACAGCTATCTTCTTCATCAGACAGATCGCGTGTCTAGCCAAAAAGGCTAATATAACACGAGATTCTGATCATCTTGAAAAGGCTAAGTATGATGGATTCATCGGTACCGAAAAAGATTTACGTACGCCAACAAAACGATGGAGTACTGACAATCTTTATGATTCTCCTGTTACTGCTGTTTGTATGTCTGATTTTTGTCCTCCAGGGCTTTTCGCCACGGACGATGAGCGTCAGTATTACTCCCAGCAAGGAGATAAGTACGCCTATTATCAGGGAGTCTTCGACTTCCTCTTCCACAACTTCGACATTATCGAGGTAGAGCGGAATAGCGTGCTTACCGATCCATACGGTAATTACCGTATGAAGCATGGACCCGGAGCCACTCATAAAACTAGTCGGTATACCGACAAGTGGGCACCCCGTAAATACAGCAGAGGACTTGATCATATTCTTGATCTTTTCCCTACGCATGATTTACTTTGTGCCTCGAGCGGCAGAGAAACACAAGCCTCACGGATTGTGTTTGTCCCTAAAGACATAAAGGGTCCTCGGCTAATCGCCGCGGAACCCGTTATGAATCAATACTTTCAGCAAGGCGTGTATTCTTTTATTAAGAATCACGGATTGCGTCAGAGCGGACTAGATAAAGTCGTAGACTTTACTAGACAAGATCTTTCTAAGGATCTTGCACTCCGTGCAAGTATTGACGGACAAATAAGTACGATCGATTTGAAGGATGCTTCAGATCGATTAAGTTTGTACTTAATTGAACGAGTCTTTAGATCGTGCCCTAAGTTTTTGAACTTTCTTATGTCGTGTAGAACTCCTCTTGCTCAACTTGAGTTTGAGGAGCCTATACTTCTTAAGAAATTCGCAACTCAGGGAAACGCAGCCACATTTCCACTACAGTCTATTACATACGCAGCGATTTCTATCGCTACTATTATGTATAGACGTGGATACAAGATCGACAGATCTTCTATCCTTAAAGCCAGTGAAAATGTGCGGGTCTTCGGAGACGATATCATCGTCCCGACTGAGCATTATGAAGAGCTCGTCTCGAACTTGTCTTCTTTTGACCTTGTTGTTAACAAGGAAAAGAGTTTCTCTACAGGTTTCTTTAGGGAATCCTGTGGAGGAGATTATTACAGAGGTTACGATGTAACTCCTATTAAAATCAGACAAGTCAACCTGACGAGTCCTGAATCGTACCAAATGTTGATAGACGTCAGTAATGACGCCTACCGGGCCGGGCTATGGCACCTTTCGGATGCCTTAACTCGGGTGTTTCCATACAGATCAAGGAAGGATCGTTCCTATCCTTTGGTCCGTATGAGTAACAGGTACATTCAGGGGGGTGGCCTTTTTACCTACGGTTGTACGTGGAACTCACATCTCGCCTCGCGGTGGGATGCGGAACTACACAACCTCCAGTTAAAACACTGGTTCCTTGTCGCTAAGACTCGGAAAGTAAAAAGAAAACCTTTGTCACGCGCGATTGAACAACAGTTAAGAGACATTACATCTCCTGACTGGAATCCCTCGCGGATCCAAAGATCCCGACTGTTTTCTAACGTC